ATATTATCTTGAGCTCAACTGTGAAAAAGATATGATTCTTATTATATCCCAACAGATCCGGTAAACCAAAAGAGGCTGAAGATTCAAGGCGAGTCCACTTAATTTGTGGTGTAGATTTTTTCAAATCATGCCACAATTTAGTTTCTGGTCTCATCCAATTTTTATGCTAACTGTGTTGTTATACTTTTAACTTTGGTTTGCTCATTTTCCAGGATTCCACAGTAGAAATTTCCAAAACAATTCGGTGGCTTTCCCTAGCTCCAATCACATTATTTTGCAAAAGGTAAATACTTTTTATGTCAAAAAATCCATCTGGTGATCTAAACTCACCACGAGGTAATTTAACTTGAACCCTTGCACTTTGACACACAGGAGATTTCAAAAAATTTTCTAGTTGCTTGGCTAGTTCTTTTCCGCTAATCATATATTATTCCTCTATCTTGTGTCTCACTAATTTTTCCCAATCAGGCTGTTTATCTTTTGGAAAATAGGGAGAGTAACCCTGCCCTTCAGCCTCCTCATCGTCCTGACCAACAATTGCTTTAACTTCTGGCACATAATGTTTCAAAGTATTCTCGACACCACGCTGCAAAGTAATCTTTGACATCGCACAACCTGAACAGCTACCTGATAGTTTTAGAGTAGCCACGCCAGTATCGCCGGCAAAATCAATAAAACCAATAGCCCCATTATGAGCCGCAACGGACGGAGCAACTTTCTCTTCCAAAACAGTCTTAATATCCTTAACAATCTCATCATGTCCTCTCATTTTCTTACTAGTTTTCCTTCCCTAAAAGATTTCACTTGTATATGTCCCTTCTTATTAAAGTAAGTACACCAACCACTAAACTTAGGGTACTTCAACAATAAGCTTTTGAAAAGTTTCTTCCAACTCATAGCCTTCATAATCTCAGCTTCTCCACCTTCTTGAGTGACAGTATATTCATATCTCATTACATTCCAGACTTTCTCATTTGGTTTACCTTATCTTCAATCTGTGCTGCTAATTTTTTATTATCAGCCATAACTTCTAAATACTGTTGTTCTAGCCTATGATTTTCGTTTACTAAAAATTTATAGTCAGGCTTTTCAAAATAATCTTTGCTCTTTACAGTTTCAACTAAATCAGCAATTCTATTATAACACTCACTATTTTCTTTCCTTAACCTATCCATACTGTTCTGAAGTTCTTCAATCTTTTTCTTTGCATCTCTCATTTCAGGTGATGAGTCAATAGTAATGGTTTTAACAATTGTAAGTTCTCCCTCAGCTTCTTGGCGAGATTTATGCTCTGCATTATATTTATTTTTTAAATCCTCATTCTCTTGGGCTAGTATTTCCACGAGATCAGGATAGGCTTTTTCCTTTATTGTCATACTTGCATTTTAGGATAACATTTGCTAAAAGTCAAACATGGGTTTACCAAAAAGATTAACAGAAAAACAACGAAAATTCGCAGAACTTATCGTCTATAATGAAGGCAGAAAGACAGGAAGAGATTGTGCTTTAGAAGCTGGATATGCCGAAGGAAGTGCAATGGTTGAGGCTAGTCGTTTGCAAAATCCTAAAAGATTCCCACTTGTTGCAATGTATATTGGTGAACTTAGACAAGAAGTTCAGAAAAAATATGCAGTAGATTATCAAAGACATATTGCAGAACTTGCAAAACTTCGTGATGATGCAGCAAAAAAGGGTGCTTGGAGTGCAGCCATTAATGCAGAACATATGAGAGGTAAGGCAGGAGGGCTTTACATTGAACAAAAAATTATAAGAACAGGCAAGTTAGAAGACTTGTCTGAAGAACAGTTAGATGCCGAACTCAAGAAGGTTATAGACGACTACTCCCCCATTTTAGAGGGAGTCGAAGTCAAAGAACTTAGAGAGAAGGTAAAACAAAAAACCAAAGATACACGGCTGAAATTACTCCAACAAAAAGATAAAATTTAAAATCTTCCATTATCCTATCCAATTATATTTAAAAGCAACACCATTGTAATTTAAACCAAATTGAGTCTTCCAACCCAAATGATTCAAAGTAACCTTAAAGGATTTTGTTAGTTTAAGATTATCAAATCCATACTTTTTAAAAGTATCTTTAAATATCTTACTATATTCATCAAAATCTTCGTATTCCCTTTCGTCTGACCATCTTTGTTTAAGATAGTAAAGATTTTTAGAATTTTCCTCTAGACACTTATCTAGATTCTTTCTAACAACATTTAACTTTTCCTTTCTTTCTAATGGTAACTTATTTAACCAATCATTAAACACCATTATTTTTCTCCTTTCCTTTAAACATTGGAATTTCATAGTCGTAATTCATTTCTGAACTTGGACATCTCATATTCCAAACATCAAGTTTATTATATGCAGACAATAAATCCTTATCAGCATTCTTGTCTTGAATATAATTTTGTAAGATTTGAACAACTTCAAAACACTCTTCGGTCGTCATCACTATTTTATGTTTAGTCATTTTTATTCCTTTCATTAGTATGGGATTATAAGGGAACAATAAGGCAGAAATAAGGCAAGAATTACTGTTATTCTATTTTAATCATCTTTTTTACACAAGCCCAAGGTATCATTGTTCTATCCCCAAATGTAATTTCCTTAGTGTCAGCATCTCTGTCGTATGATGCAAATACCTTAACGTGATGTCCATCTTTAGAAAACAACCAACCCTCATTAATGGGATTCGCTAGTTTCATTCGATGAAATTCTTTTTCATCAGCCCAACCTGAATCACTAATTATATCAATCCACTCAATCCGATATTTTGAATATGGGATGTCGTTTGGTTGTGTAGGTTCCACGAGTTTTCTTTTTCTTCTCGGTTTTCTTCTCTTGGGTTTTCTTTTCGTTGCCATAATAATAATCCGGGTTGTGTATCCGGTTGAACATATCAAAGAAATTCTCTCCAGTCACCCTATAGTGATTTTTCAAAGGAAAATTTTTTTTATTCATAAAAAGTGCAGTAAAGCCCCTGTATAGCATACATTAGCATAAAAAAAGGATAAAAGATCACCAAGATCACCTTAGTGATCACCTCTAAACCATCAAAAAAGTGAGCTATAGTGTAATTATCACCCCATCACCCAAATCACCCCATCCTAGAAAAATAATTTTTAATTTTTAGAGTGGGAGCGTTCTATAGGTGATTTGGTGATAATCTAGGTTTTAAGCCATTTCTTGGGTGATTTTGGGGTGATCTTTGGTGATCTCCTTATTTTAAGCCACTTTTTGGCTAAATCGGCGTTCCCTGGTCCTTGATCCGTACACCTTGGAGCTCGTCAGGTTTACCAAGGGGATAGGTCGGTTCAATCATGAACTGTTCCCCTGTAGCATCGTTGACACAGCCAAAGGCCAGCCAATCCCAGTTAAACTCTCCCTTGACGACGAAATCCCAGGTCACGTCGTAGGTTCCGTTGTCCCTAGTTTGTAAAGTTAGCTCCTGCTTGCACGCTTCCATCGACTCAAAGGACCGCTGTAACTCGAACGTCTGCTGCGTGGCAATCGGATCTTGTCCAATCAGGTAGGCCAATATCAGTATTTTAAACATGTTTTCCTTTCTATTTAGGTATTATTTAGGTATTAGGCTTAATATCCAAAGGGTCAAAATGAACCCAGCTATCCAAACACCAATAAATAATATTTTCTCTATTAAACGATTCTTCATTTCTTCTTCCTTAAAACATCTAGAAATAGCCAAAGGATGACTCCTCCAATTAGGCTCATCAATAGCAGCATTCCCATAGCTTTAATTATTATCAGCATTTATGATTGCCCTTCCGATTTCTTCCGCGATTTGCGGGACGATAGCATTGCCCAATCCTTTAAGTCGGTGTACCCTGCCGAATACCCCATGAGCCACTCGACCCACATCGGGTTCAACGCTCCACCACCCTTGATCCATTGTTCCTTGTTGTCCCTCGCTACTGTCTGTGGCAAAGAACTTCTGTGAGAGTTCACGACCGCTTTTCCTGAATCCTTCCAATCTCTCGCTGTGGGTGTCGGCCAGTTTCTCACTGCTAGTGTTAGAGGTGTTCCTCCCTGTTTGTATTTCTTGGTTCTCTCCGTTGCTGAATCCTGTGTTGGTGTCGGCCACATTAGATTCGGATGAGCTACTTGATCGTTGATGCTGATTGGCATTTTCTTTTCTAATTTCATCTTCATTCTTTTCTCGGAGCTCGGTCCTCTGTCGCAATGTGCGTCTGGAGTTCTCCACATCTTCATTTCTTCCAATCTCACTGCGTCGTCCAAGTTCAGACCAAATCTTTGTTTTCCATCCTTCGACAATCTTCCCTGTGGAGTAATTCTCTCTGCTTTGTTGATGAATGTTTTTGCTCTCGGTGTCGGCCACATTCTTACTTCCCGATAGGTCTTGCCGTCTAAATTCATTTCTTTGATTAGTTCGGGATTCTGTAATACTCCGAGTGTTGCTCTCTTCCCTAGACCTAGACTCCCATCTTTGTTGTTTCGGTTGATCTTTCTTAACGTTCCGTTCTTCGTCATTCTGAATCTGTCGTCTTTTCCAATTATCGCTCCCGCTCCTGCATCCGAGCTCACTGGAGTTGGTAGCAATGATCCAGACTCTTTCTCTCCGATGGGGAGCACCGACGCCTGCAGCTGGAATAATGAACGGTTGAACTTCGTATCCTTCACTTTCCAAGTCAGTGCACACAGCCTCGAAGACCACGCCGTCTTGGATGTTAATAATTCCTCTGACATTCTCGCCAATAACGAACCTCGGTTTGAATGCCTTGATAATGCGAAACATCTCTGGCCAGAGATGTCTGTCGTCACTCGTTCCTTTTTGTTTGCCTGCGACCGAGAACGGTTGGCACGGGAAACCTCCTGTGATGACATCGGGAGATGGAATTCCATCTGCCTCGAATCCTTCTTTCGTGATTTTTTTGACATCGTCATATATCTTAACTCCTTTCCAATGTTTTTGCAGCAACAGTTTGCAGTATTTGTCGATCTCGCAAAAGGCTACGGTTTCAAAATTTCCTGTTCGTTCTAGTCCTAAACTAAAACCTCCTATGCCACTAAAGAGATCTAGAATTTTTAATATGGGTTTTGTCATAATGCATTTTACAATACGAGGATTTATTCCAATGTTCCCTTCCACAAAAAAGTTGTGGATCAGTGAGTTTGTCCCATAAGGGAAATTTGCATTGACCATTGGTTAAACTTTCTAGTGGAGTTGGGTTTTCTGGTTCAATCACTATAGGTAAAGACTCCCGTGGACGTTTAATTCCATGTGCTCCACCCCGTTTTCTTGGAGTGAAATTAAGCCGATTCGCTTTTCCAATAATTGCATTCTTGCTAACACCAAATACTTCAGCAATTTCGGTAGCTGCATCACCCTGTTCCCATAGTTCTTTTAGTTTTTCTATTTTTTTATCAGTCCAGTTCATATTTTCTTTTTAATTTGTTCATAATATTGATCCACTCGTTTTAAAAATTCGTGTTGATACTTGACAAACTCTTTTCCCTTAATAACAAAACATTGAAACTCCGTGGATGGGGGTGGAGTACACATTAAAATAACCCCTTGATCTATTTTAGTTCTATGCACATAATTATGAGCCATTCCATAAGCTCCAAGCTGTATGCAATAATCCTCGATCCATTCCCTTCTTTTTAATTTGTTACTTTGCTTAAAGTCTATTATACTTTCACGCGAATTATAAATTCCCACCACATCAGTCGCTCCCGCATATAAATTAGGGTAGTATAGGGTCACTTCTGACCCCCAAACCTCTGTAAGCTGCTCCTTGAGCCCTTCATCGATGACTTTTTGAGCCATGATCCGTGAGACCTGACCCATTTCAGTCATATCAAGATGCCCCTTGCCTGCAATATACTTCTCTAAATGGGTATGCATTGCCGTTCCTCTTGTGGCAGCACTATCCCTTATATCATCAGCCTTCTTAGTTCCAACCCGTTCTCTCCATTCAGCAAGCTTCTGTTTCTTTTCTTCAGGCATTGTGGCTTGAAGGATCGTCGTTACACTCGGTAGCTTTTGTTTACCAATGTCGTAGTGTCGAAGTCCATCGGTCGAGCTTCGGCTGCAGGGAGGATATTTAAATTTTCTATTTAGTTTCATAATTTTGTAGGGTGGATGCCATACCAGCAGTGATGATTGCTGCATCCATGAGGATGCATAAGGTTAAAAGGTGCTAGTATAGCTTTAACCAGAGACCACCCAGGGTTCCCTGTCAATGTTCCTTGTAACCTAACTCTAAATTTCATATTAAATCCATCCAAACGTTTTCATTAGTAAATATAACACAATGAAAATGAACATCATAAACAAAACAACTTCTTCTGGAAAATTTTTCAATTGAGTTTTTTATTGGGTTCATAGGGTTTAACTTCTGTATTTAATAAAACAGTTTGAATCATTTTTTTGTATTCATCGTCGGTGAGATGAGTCTTATAAAGACGCATCGCAACTGCCATATAGGTGGCTGCCACCATTTGAATGGGATATTGTTTCTCGTAAATGACAGCATCTCTAAAAATTTCATTATATATTTCCTCTAATTCTTTTTTTTCATCATTTTCATCAGACATCGATGAACCTCTCTGTATTTAATGCATGTAAGTTATCGTTTTCGTTCTCCTTAATTTTCTTTTGCAGATACCACTCGTGTCGTTTAGCTTTAACATCGGGTCTTGCATTGTATTTTCTAATATATTCCTTTTTAACTTCAGTAACTTGGGGTTGCGAGTGATAATCCTTTTGGTATTTCTTTCTATTTTTTACACGTTTTGCAATGACTTCAGGTCTTTTGTAATAAACTTCTCTCATATAAATTCTTTTTTTCTCTTTATTTTCTTCCTTGTCGTAGTATTTCTTACGAGCTCTATATCTACTTTCTGCATATTTGTGCATTTTAAAAAATCAACACTAAAAATATTCCAAATCCGACTAATACAAGTAGCTGCCATAGAAATAAATGAAGCATTAATACCTCTTAAAAACCAATCTCCACGCCCAAGAACGAAGAATAGAAACACACATAAAAATAACGGCGATGTGAAAGCTTTCCCAAACGGTGGGGTACATTCCAAAGAATGGAAAAACAAATAATTGCAGTGCGGTTGCTAAAATTAGACCTGAACCCACATCAATGAAACTTTCAATTAGTTGTCGCATAAAAATCATCACCTAATTTAATTTCAAAATCTTCTTTATCTTCCTTGCCATCATCATCTGTTCCATACTCTTTGACAACTGCACGACCTGTTTCTGTTTCTTTCGTATTTTCTGTTCCCCAATTTTTGACATAATAGTCATACGTTTTACCAACGTCATCACCATCTTTGTCAATTTCAAGGGTAGCCCCACCAAGATATACTTTCTTATCAATTAAATCGCTTTTGTCTTTTGCTAAAACTTTATATTTAACTGTAAAAATTATATCTTCTTCTACTTCAAATTCTTTTAAACCCACATCTTTTTCGTCGGTGTCAGGTTTACATTCGAACTTAAATTTACTTGTCCAATCGTCCCAGCCCATATTATTTTACCTCCTTTTCTATCCAGTCTTTCTTTTCACTATTAAAAACTACTTCCTTAATAGTTGTATCTACATCTTCAATATCTTCCTTATCTTCTTTAATACAGATACACTCAGAACTTTGGTTTTGATTTTCTGCAAGATAAAGTGCATCTTTTTCAGTTTGGTTTGGGATTAAGTAAGTGTCATTATGTCGTACATCATAACTCAATGTTACTTTCCAATCTTTTTTTTCTTCTTTATTTTGCATCTTTAATCCTTTCTGCTATGTATTCATAAATAGGGGTATTGCCTCCTGCTCCACCTGATTTTATTTTTTTCTGTACTAATGAAATCTTATCTCCTGATTCTAGAGATCTTACGTACTCAGAAAAGTCTCTTATTTTTTTATCATATCCCGATTCTTCAGCCAAAAAACCTCTGTGATAGACAATTCTATCACCATGTTTTGCTTTTTTTATAAACTGATCCATTTCTTCAATTGTCATTTTTTTCTCCTTTATATTGTTTTTTCGTTTTTGCTTGGCTACTCAGAATTGCATTGTACTCATTGAAGTAGGGATTCAAATCACTACAAGGAATCCCTCTTCTTTTACTCCAATAATTAATGGCTTTTATTCTTCTGTCTTGCCAACTTGTTATTTTTTCTTTCATATATATATATTTAACGATAAAATTATGTCTTAATTATGGCTTTTTATCGGTATTTTCTGCCTTATTTCCTTCTTTCTTTTTAGGTGATGCTAAACTAGCCAACATCGCTATTAATGGAGCGACTTCACCATAAGGTCTATTCCACATATAAGATAACAATTGTTTCCTTTGTTCTTCGGTTAATGTGAACATTTATCTCCTTCCTTTTCTTTTTTTCTTTGTTTTTCTTTTTTTCTTAACTTTTCCTGTTTTTTTAGTCTTGCTTAAAGATATAACACCATAAGCTGAACTAAGTACAAATGCTCCAACGGCTAATGCTAAGAAAAAAGATAGATAGCAAAGTGTAAATGCTATCGTCTGTTGTTTTTCTACTTTACTCTTATCCTTTTCTATTACTTTAGGTTCTGCTTCTATTGAGGAAACTAACACTTCTTCTTTAACTTTTGTTATAGGTGCATATTCTCCTGTTAAATTTCCGGAATAATATTTTTTATTGTAAATTTTAATTTCAGATTGTCCTGTTTCGAAGGTAGCTTTAGCTGTTTTAATGGAGGCTTTGGCTGTTTCATAAAGGTGGGTTTTAACATCTTTTTTTGTTGCAACCGTAGTTATTAAATCAAAACCATTGTATGCCTTAGCATAGGAATTATGGCTTACCGCAAAACCCGTAGTGCTTGATACTATAGCAATCGGACCACCACAGCCACTTATAAGAGTGGATATTAAAATTAAGAAACCAATTTGTTTTTTCATCATAAACCTGCTTTCCTAGCTTCCTTTAACTGTATATCATTTTCAGTTATAGGTATACATAAAGGACAAGGCTGTGTAATCCAAACTTTTCGTTTTTCCTCTGTATCTTCCCAAATCTGCCTAATTTTTATATGGTCGTTTCCCTTACATAGTTCGCACATTTTGATCATAAACCCTCCACCCTTTATCTTTTAGTACTTTATTTTTTATTTTTTCTCTTACATATGCATGATTTCTTCCTGCAAATTCGCAAATATTTTGAAATTCCTTGCTACCACCCAATAACCAACTGCGGGCAGAATCTTTAGAAATGTTGTCCGCAGTTTTAAAAGCATCGTGAACGGCTTGAGTTAAAACAGCAACAAAAAGTTTTTGTTCGGGTTCCATGACATGATTATATTCGCCGAAAGAACTTGTAAATAAATTTCGAAAACTATTGTTTGATCTTCCCATTCGCTTTTGCTGCTTTCTCTATCTTTCTAATTTTATCTTTTGCCAAAAACTCAATTGTTTTTGACAATGACAAAGGAATATCAAATACTTCTTTACTCAGCATCTGAATGTCCTTATAGGTTTCCTTAGATAAGGAAACATTTTTATATCTTGTTATATCTGTCATTTATTCTCCTTATTATGTATTTTATGGGATATTATAATGATTTATTAAGAACTGTCAATGACAAAATTTATTTTAGTTCTGCAAATTTGCAGTGCTCTTTACACACCCTGTTTACATCCTATTCAAGATCCAACACTCTATGATACTTGGCAGAATTGCGGTATTGCTGGGTATGAACAAGGGTTGGACGTTTTTAAAAGTTTGGAATCAAAAACCATTGAAGATAGTAGAATATATGTTAAATTTAAATGTGAAGAAGTGAAATCTCCCAATATTTGACAATGTGGCAGAATTGTGGTAAGAAAAATTTCTTACCTACTATTATCCCTCTATTCTAATTTAAATTTCCCTCGGAGTAGGGGGTTTGACTATCCTCCCCAACCATGAGTATCATCATGAACGACACAATTTGAAGGTGGATATAATGGGTTGGGTTTGTTCATATTCTTTACATAATTGACTATTAGCAACGATGCAAGAAAAATGTTGGAATTCCTTGTTAATTTGTAATTTTTTGTAAAGAAATTTTTTACAAATTGTAAAAGTTGTTAACCTTGGCCACGTGATTTTTTTCTGTGAGGGATTCGCTTAGAATAAGCTTTTGCGTGTCTGCCAGGTCTCTTTTTATGAGTTCGTTTCTTATAGTTAGAGGCACCGAATAGTGGCTTCTTACGAGCCATTTTTTAAATCTAGCTTGGAAGAGAAAGTATTTGATCCAATTGGAAGATAACTAATAACACCGTTTACCTTCTGCTCTAGATTTTCACCACAATTAACACAACGATATCTATCTGTAACTATGGAAATCATTAATGTTGGTTGATCACAAGTTGGGCATCTTCCTGTGACAACTTCGGTTCTTAGATCTATTTTATTAAACATTATTGAGTACTTAGTGGATTAGAAGTATTTATTTTAATTTCTTCTATTTGAAGTTTTAAGAGTTCAATTTCTGTAGCATTAACTGCTGAAGATTTACTATTATCAGCAATTTTTTGACCATTATCAGTAATTTTTTTATCCAACGGTGCTAAATTTACTGTTTCTTGCTTAATATTAGATAGTGCTTCTAATTGAGTTGTAATTTCGCCATATTTAACAAAGCCCCCACCAATAGCTACAATAGCAGCTATCAATGCAGCTATACCCGCGAGTTGATCTTTTAATTTAAATTTACCCATTTTTTAATAATTCCAATTCTTTTAATAATCTCTGTTTTTTAAGATTAATTTTATGTAAGGCTTTTGCCTTAATTGCCACTTTATCATTTTTAATGTAGCTTGCAAGACTAACATTATCGTAAATTTGTCTATTATCAAAGATGTTTAATTGGTCTAAATAAATATTTTTTGGCTTATAAAATATTGCATTTTTATATAAAGAAAGAGAAGCCTGTTCACTAGCCATAGCTTCTAATTTTATAAGATTTTTGATTTGTAGATTTTTAGCAATGTCCTTGATGTTAGCATCAACTTTATCCATTACTCTGTCAATATTTTTAACGAGAGCTTTTTCCGATTGTATCTTTTTTTGTTCGGAAGCACTTGCTGACGAAACCTTTGTAGGGCTTTCGCTATTGGATTCCTCTTCAGCAACTTTTTCTTGCGCTTCTTTTTTTTCGGCAACCGATTCTTCTTTTATCTCTTCTTCTTTTTCTTCTTCGATTGCTTCTTCTTTTTCTTGTTTTTCTTTGATTTTTTCTTTTTCATTTGTGTTTTTTACCACTTTAGTGGTGGTATTTGCAACTGTTTCTTTTTCCTCCATTATTGTTTCTTCTTCAATAATTTCTTCTTCCTGTGCAACCATTTCCTCTTCTTCAGAAACCATTGGTAAGAAAGTTTCGACGATCTCGTTTGTTTCCTCATAAAATTCCTCCACAGGTTCTTCCATTACTATTTCCTCTTCTACAAACTCTTCTTCAAAAGACATTTCTTCTTCCATAAAAAATTCTTCAAAAAATTCTTCTGAGAATGAAAATTCCATAGTTGTTGTTTCCATTTCAAATACTGGTTCGTCAAAGGTCATCTCTTCATTAAATGAAAATTCTTCTTCTTCAAAATAGAACTCTTCCATATCTTCAAACACTTCTCCCTGTAAATCTTCTAGTGTTTCTTCTATGTCTTCTAATGCTGTTGATGTTTCTGTATCTAGGACGGTATTGTCATACGTCATGGTAAGTTTAGCACCTAAAAGATTCGGTCCACCCCTGCTTGCCGTACCCGTGTTATTATCAGTGCCACTCCAGGACCAGTCTAATTTATTGGCTCCTGTATTATTAAATACTACTGTGTCATTGTATTGACCACATGCTGCAGATACACCTGCTAATGACGATGATGGATAACCATTACAATTTCCCTTGAATCCATCTATGTCTGTTCTTATTTGAGTTGTGGTAGATAAAACTGTTCCACTTGAATCTTTTACTTTAATGGTAATTGTATGAGAGTCTGTAGCTCCACTATCACCTTCACAGTTTCCAGCTTCATGGTCACAGTTTGCGATATCAATATAATTATTAAGAGTAATCCCATTGTCCAACATATCCTGAGTACGAGTATTATTAGTTAAATTGATATCATCGGCGGATAATGTTGCCGTGCCTGTAACTTCAAAATCTCCACCCACACTCCATTTATAGCCACAATTAGCTTGAGAAGTGGCACATGTAACTGTAAATCCATTTACAACAGTACCATTGGATACATAACCAGAACTACCAGGATTAATTTGGTCTGTAGAACTAGAATTCCAATCTACTCCATCTCCAGCATTGGGTAAAAGATTTCCTGTAGTTATATCTTCGGCTTTAACAGTATTAGAAAAACAACTTGCTACAGCATAGCAACAGAAAAATAGTATTGCGATCGCTTTAATTTTTATTTTGGTTGTGTCCATTTGACCTTCTTATTTGTAGATGTGTCTACTGGAAGAGGTGTAGAATCTATAATAGGTGCAATTGTTTCTCGTTTTTTCATACGTTTAACATATGCTTTATAATCAGGTCTTTCAAAATCATATTTAGTCCAAAGGGCTAAAGCTTCTTTTCCAATCTTACCATCGATGGGACAGGGTGTTCCTGCTTGTATCATACTTTCAAATACTCTTTCATCTTGGCATAAGATTGCGACTGCTGCAACTTTCATACCAAAGTCGTTTAAAATCCTAGCTAATTTAAGCCGTTCACAATTTTTGTCAATAAAATGTTTTCCTGCACTAACCCCAATGCCAAATGTTTGTACACCTGCTGAAGCTCCAACAGCACAAACATCTTGTGTCATTGAATTATAGGAAGGTGCTCCCGCAGTTGGAGGTGATGATCTTATGTCAGAATTTGAGGTGTTATTGGTGGTTGTTGTGGATTCAGAACCTGATTGATACGTAGTTGTCGATTCTGAAGTATATCCACCTTCAATAGCGGTATTGGTTCCAGAAACGTTAGTTTGGGTTGATCCGGCGATTGTTTTTGTTGAAAAAAATAATACAGTTAAAAAAACAAGTAGGAATCTTATTGACATGATCCACATTCTCCAGTGTCATCAATAACTAAACCTTCAGGTTCTTTACACTCACAATTGTCACATTTACAATCAGAATGATCTGCTTCTATACAATGACATAGGTGATTACATTTTTTACAAAATCTATTTTCCATCTTTTTTTTCAGGCAATCCACTTCCTAGCCATTTAACAAACTTCGTCCACGGCCAACAAATAATGCCTATTATTTTTTTAATCATCTTTGGTCTCCTCAATATTGTAGAAGAATCTATCAGAATCTTCTGTTTTCCATTTTCGACTATTTTCAACAGTCCAATCATTGGTTTGTACCTTCCAATCAGTCGGAACTTCATCTTTCACCGTAAAAGATGGTACGTTCCATATTAATCTATTGTTTGGCTGAGCTGCATAGTTGCCATTTTCAAGGGCTAGTATGTGCGCGCACTTATGTTCGTGCGGGATTTCCGAATGATCTGTATCGACTATATTACTCTCTGGGTGTGCCCAGTCAACTGTAAAAAGATAGTTTCCATAATGCCATCTCTTATCTTTTCCTATATATTTTCCAGATTGTCCACTTAAGATATCGTAAGTAGTAATAGCAGGATAGTAACTGAAACAATTCCAAAGCTCCAACTCGTCAAGTCGCATCTGAGGAACTTTTTTGACATCAAAGCCTCTTTGGATAAAGGCGCTAATCGGTAAACGATAGAAGACAGCACCATTTTCCATAATTGCATGAAAGAGTATTGCACTCCCTGAAAGCGATGCCATCCCAAAGATGATACAGTCTTCAGCTTCTCCCACATGTCCGGAAAGGTCATAGAGATATTCCCTTCTGATCTGCGAATATATCGCAGGAATATTCGCATTTAAGTAAGCCATCCAACATAAAATCCTAGTATGTAATTATTAAAGTGCTACTATAATTAATATAATAACAACAACGGCTACGCCAATCACAATTTTTCTGTGATCTTGCCACAAGTGTTTAAGTGTTTCCATGTTTCCTCCTAATGTATTTGACCCCAGTTTTCACCAGATTCATAATCTACCTTATTTGGTACTTCTAGTTTAACTGCTGATTCCATAATATCAACAATTTGTTCTGCTTCTTTATCATCTTTTATCGAAATATCCAACTCATCATGTATTTGAATATGAGGTATAATATCCGCTTTATAGAGTTCTACCATAGCTTTTTTTGTCATATCTGCCGCAGATCCCTGTATTAATTTATTTAAAGCCTTATAAGTGAAAGCTCTCCTGATCCCTGGTCCGTGTTCCTGAAGTGCTGCTTCGTGTGTTAATGGCTTATGGATACCGAATACTGCAGGTTCCCATAAATGAAAACGGCATAATCGTCCAAGCAAAGTTCGTATCTGTCCACGATTTTGAGCTCTTCTTGATACAGTTTCCATAAGTTGTTTAACAAAAGGAACTTTATTGTGGTAAGTTGCAAATAGTTCTGCTGCCTTATTTTTACTCACTCCCAATTCAGCTTGTAACTTGGCTTTACCCATTCCATAAAATAATCCTAAATTAATAGTTTTAGCTTGAATACGAGGTATCTCTGCCATATCAGCTACTATCTTATGAAAGTCTGCTTCTCCTTCTTTGTAGGATTCTAAGACATCATAAACACCAGGTAAATTTTGAAGAGATGCGTAGTGTACTACGAGTCTTGGTTCTTGTTGCGAATAGTCAAAACACCCCCACTTACATCCTTCTTCAGGGATGAATAGACTTCTAATTAAAGGTCCAAGATCCTTGTTTCTTGCAGGAACTTGCTGGAGATTTGGATTCTGATACGAGAATCTTCCCGTAACCGTTCCTCCATTATCGGATCTCAGTTGATTAATTTCTGAATGTATTCTTCCATGATGTTCGTGTTTTAAAATAGTATCAATGAACGTGGTATGGGCTTTATTAATTTCTCTAGCTTGAGCAATTTTTTTTACTAAAGGATGCCGATGATTTTGTAAAAAGTTTTTAGTAAAAGAAGGTGCCTCTGTTTTTTCAGTTCGTTCATAGGGCAGTTTTAACTTGTCGAATATTTTTGCAACAGAAGTCGCAGCCCATATTTGTGGTTCGATGTTTGTTTCTTTTTTAATTTCTAGTAATAACTGTTCTTCTTTTGTTGCTAGTTGTTTCTTAGTTTGGTTCGCTTTTTCAACTTGTACACGAACTCCCTTAAAACGCATATCAACTAGACAGGGAAATAAATCTGTTTCTAAATTAAAAATTGATTCAACGTCTTGGTTAATAATTTCTTGTTTTAGCTTTTGCCAAAGATCATAAGTAACTCTGGCATCTTTTTCTGCATAGTTGCCTACATAGAGAGCTGGAAGTCTCCACATTTCTGCTTTAGGATCAATGCCCCATTCTTTAGCAGCGGTTTGAAGAGCGAGTTCATCTTTTCCATATCCTAAATATTCTTTACTGACACTATTTAAATCGTATCGCATTCTATTTTCATCAACGAGGGATGTGGCGATCATCGTGTCAACGATTAATCCATTAATTTCCATACCCATCGAACGAATCCAACAAACGTCATACATAGCGTTGTGAAATATTTTAACGGCATTATTTTTTAAGAGATCTCTAAACCAAGGTAAAACTCTAGTAGGTTCCATATTACCTCCACCCTCGTGATCGAAAGGGAAGTATCTACAATAATCATTGGTAGCAACTGAAATACCTACAACCTTACCTTCTTGGATAACAGCTCCTGAACCCATATGATGATTTAAATTAGGATCACAGGTTTCTAAATCGATAGCTATTTCGTCATAGCTATTTAAATTAGGTAGTTCTGTGGGTTTAACCCACTCTTTCTGTGCTTCAAATTTTGGAGTTATCACCACGTTCTACTTTCCACTTTCTATAGCCATCTATCCATTTCTCTTGTTTAATTTCTGTGAAAGTTATTCCTTTAGGAGGGTGGTAATGTCCTTCCATACGTTCATCAATATAAAAAAGTTTGACACCTAGTTTTTTCTGTAAAGCAGTTAAACTGCGATGGATGGGATATCCATCTCTTTTTCTTTTTAAGTAGGTTTTAATATCTAATAATTCTGTAATTCCATCAGGATGAGTTATAGAAATATCATAGGGACCATGTTGTTCTACATTTTTACAAACGACACACCCTTTTTTTAAAAAATAAATAATTGCTCTTTTTTCGTTAATTGTTCCCTTGGTGCTTGTTTTCATATATTATAAAATGTGTAACGTATCGTGATCTCTTCTCCCTTTTTGAGATCGCGTAAAGAAACGAGTGACCACTTCTTAGTATATTTTTCATCACGCAATTCTACTTTCACCACGTTAGGGGTGTTGGAATGATTAATGAATCCACCAAGTGGTGTTCTAAGAATTTCTTCCCCAATTTTAATGTGAGTAATACCAAGATTAGTTCCTTGGGCGATTCCTTCTTTGGCGAAGAGTCCTAAGCCATTGACTTTACTTTGTTTTATAGTGAGTGATTCGGGTAAAGGTTTATACATCAGCTATAATCCCTCTCGATGATCATTTCACAATAGTGAATTGCTTTCAATATATCTTCCTTCCCATTCTTTTCTTTATGCCTACAAATATATTTTATAGCACTGCCTTCTGCAAAGAGCAACTTATTCTCATTAATAAAGGTACTAGGCTGGATCTTCATTTTTCTATAATGAGATCCTCCTATTTGTTTATCGTATGCACTCATAGAATATACCAAAGGTTCAATACAAAGCAGCATGCCCAAACAACCACAACTGTTTTCCACCAATGTTTTTTTATTAATATCATATTTTATACTCCTTTCTTCTGTCTTTTCCCCTAATTAAGAATAGATTTTGTTTTGCTCTTGTTACACCTACGTACCAAACACGATGTTCTTCGTCCTGTTTGGAAATTGATTTTTTTGATGCCTTCAAGGTGTTCGCTGTTTGATCTTGTAGTAAAGCTACATTCTCTGCTTCTCCACCTTTAGCTCCATGAATAGTTGATATCTTAACTCTAGGAGGTACTCTTAAATCTTCACCGTTGATTCGCATTGATCGGATGTAGGCAGACATTTGAGGCGAAACTGCCGTGAAAACATCATACCAAGAACCTTTCTCCTTTATTCCAACTTCTTCTAAAGTAAATTCTTTATCTAGGGTTTCTTTAAATTGCTTATCCATTCTTTCAAAAATACGTGTGATTTCTATAGTGTTTAATTTTCCGCCTTTTCTCCATTTTTCCCAGTTTAAAATATCTCTATATAAACTTTCGCTGATGCTTCTACCACTTTTGCTTTCAAAGTAAATTCCTTTTTTCTTTAAGATAGGAATAAGTCCTCTGATGAGTTCATTGGTTCTAGCTAAGATCAACCAAGTTCCTTTTGACATATCTAGTTGATTGATGGAAAAAACTAAATTAATCGAACCTAGTTCATCCCTAGGTTTGTATGTTTTATTAATACGGTTATCTATTTTAGAGATTATTTTAAGGGCTATTTCTTGTACTTCTGTGGGTATCCTATTGGATTGGGTTAAAGGAATTTCTTTTGCATCGAAATTAATAAAGGATTCTACATCAGCCCCCGCCCAACCAAAAATAGCTTGGTCGTCATCTCCAGCAACATAAATGTCTTTAGAGTATTCCTGTAGTTTTTTAACCATGCCCCATTGTATGAGAGATAGATCTTGTGCTTCATCGATAAAAATGACATCAAATTCTGGACAATGACCACAGTTTATGAATTTTTGTATCATATCCGTGAAGTCAATTAAGTGATAGGTCTTCTTATAAGAATCAATTTCTTTAGAAATGATATCTAATTTATCTCTTTCTATTTTTCCTAAATGTTCGTTATGGTCTAATTGATCTAAAGCACTAATTTTTTTTACTCTAGCCAGATTAACTATATTTAAGTATTCACTATTTGAGGTAAATATTCCGTTGTATTCATTTTTTTCATAATTTGCATAATTAATTCTTACTCCGATCGTTTCTCCTATAGAACGGTAATGTTCTTCCTGAATAACATCTTCTTCTCTTAATCCTAGATAATTAAAAGTAAAAGAATGAAGAGTTTGAAAATATTTTAAATCTTTTTTATTAAGGTTTGGAAATTCTTTCAGAAATCTATCTCTTGCCTCATAGGCAGCTTTACGAGTGAAAGCAAAATAACCAATACGAGCTAGAGGTGTTCCATTATCAATATATTCTTTTACTTTTTCTAAGAGGGTGTGTGTCTTTCCTGTTCCAGGAGGACCGATAACTTTATAATTCATTAAAAGTTATCCTCTTCACGTTTAATGGGCTTATACTCTATTTGATCTACGTGTAATTGTTTTATTTTAATAACTTTTTCTGTCTTGCCATCAATATTAAAAGAATGATTAAATATTGCTCCAAATTCTTTCTTCATTATATAAGCTGTTTCTTCTTCAGAAAATTTCCAACGATTGCCTAACGAATCATAGAAAGATTGAAATTTAAAATAGTGAAATCCTTTATCTGTGTAGCAAGAACCACTTCTGATTTGAACTCGTTGTTTAGCTTGAGAACTATTAACGCAAAATTCATATAAATGATTATATAATTTATCAACATCAGAAGTTCCCGCTGCGGGTTTTACTTCAGTCGCAGAAGCTCTCATTGCATTTATTTTAGAAATAAAATCATTAAATTTTAGACGTTCAGGATAAAAACCAGCAACTTCCCAGCACAATGCTGCGAACTGCTCTTGTTTACAAAATATATTTTTATCTCTAACTACAGCAGGTTTTAATTTTCCATCCTGTGCTTCAATATTAAAATGATACCTACGTGGATTTCCTAAAATAATTTCAAAATCACTTATCATTGGGAATGCAACATTTGAATCGGATCTAATACCAAATGTTCTACTTGCGCATAATGTTCTTTGACAAACAGGGGCTATTGGATCTTCATGACAAGTATGACTTGCTGTTTCTTTTCTCCAAGCTTTTAATTTTTTTTGTAATTTTTCGTTACTAAAAGGGTGCTCAAAATATTTAGTATTTGCTTGCATAGCCTTATCTTCCCATTCTTCTTTATATTTCTTTTTAGCAAAGACCATATAGTTATATAAAAATCGATCTCTACCATCATCTAATTTTGATTTTGATAAACAACCTAAACAAGGGGGTCCATCATTAAATTCTGGATCTGCTCCTAGTAATATTTTTCTTCTTGATTCTTCAACCAAGTTATCCAAAGTTTTGCCGTCTATTCTAGAATTTTTAACTAATTCAATAAATTGTTCTAAACTTAGTTTATGATTATTTTTATCAACAGCATAACGACTAGTTTTTTTACAATTAAAATAAGGAAGATTGATAAAATTACCTGGAGAATATTGATCCCCAATTTTTTCAAGTTTAGATTGTTTTGGGAAGACTTCAGTTTTCGGGTCTAATTTTAAAGGTAGTAAGAAAGATTGTAAAGCTTCTCTTAAATCAGCTGCTAGGATAGGTTCTTCTAAAAAGATATAACAATGCAAGCCTCCGCTTTTAGATAAACAAGGAATTAAAGGAAGTCCATATTGTTGAAAGTAAGCTAAATAAGTTTCAATTTTAAATTCACTATAATTTTTTGGATCGATGTCTATGCACCCAAAAGATGCTGTTCTGTCAATTCTGCAAGGTTGAATGCCAATGGATATTTTGCCGTTTAGGTGTAATTGGTAGTCTTGAGTGGTGATGTTTCTTCCTGCCCATTCGTATCTAGGTTTGACTTTATTTCTTTCTGTGTCGACCTCGATGTTAGACATGTCGGCTTTGCCAAAGTCTAAATCAAACCCACTGAATATTTTTATAAAATCGTTTATCATTTATCATTTTTTTGTCCTAGGCGGTTTGAGTCTCCCGCTGCCGCCTAGTATCTTTACGTACGTAAAAGAATCTTAGAAGTGAGTAGATTCAGATTTTTTATTTTCTGAATTGTGTTTAGCGACAATAGCTCCTTTGCCAATACTTTCAGCAAAAGCTTTTGCTTGTTCGTAAAGCGGAGTATCCTCCACTTGACTAACTTTGCTAACTTCCCAACCAAACCATGTTCCTTTATCATTTGACTGCTGCACAGTTCTTAAACGATAAATATGGCTGAAAGATGATGGAGTAAAAAGACCGTTTTTGCCTTTAAGTCTAACCCCTGCCATCATTGAATTCCATTTTCGACTCGTTTTAAGCTGAGTTGATTTCATATTGATCAATGCAGTAGTAGGAGCATCCCCCAATACGATTACAAAATGACTTGCTGTTTTTTCAATATAATTACCATTTGGTAATCTATCTTTAAAATCAGCTCCTCTAGTTGTTTCACTAAGAATGTCACTTGACGATGGATAGATATTCACTGGAGCACCGGAACCTTCCCCAATATTTTGCCACTCTACATATTCTAATTTGTAGAAGCATGGTAAAACTTGAATACCTTTCTCTCCATTATGGAGTTCTCCAGAAACGGTATTGTATATCATTCCTGGTTCTGCACCTTGAACGTATTTTCCGTCTCTTTTATTAACCTCAGGAGATAACTGTCCTAAGATTTTGAGAAAAGGTAAAGCTAAATCTTCTTGAGTAAGATTGCCCAAACCTTTTCTTGCATCATCCTCAAGTACACTCATTTGAGGAAGATTACTTTTCTTCGTTTCTAGTTCTTGTTTCATGTTTCTTATTTCCTTTTTATTGTAGTACGGTTTCCTGCGTACACGTTAAATAAGTCAGAGGGTATCTCTCGTCCAGATTCGATACGCTCTCTGACCAATGCTTTGAGAGTCATGGGTTCAACCTTTAATTTCTGGACAGGCTGATACCCTTGACCCTGCGCAAGGACAGCATATTGTACTGCCTTGTTGTCTTCGTTACGACCAAAAGAAACAGTAACCTCATTTTTAATAAGATCACCTAGGCCGTTATCTCGAAGCCATTTAAATGCTTCTTCTTTCCTTGAAATAGGAATTGAAGCACCGTAGACGGGTTTAACTTCAACTGAAGATCCGTCTGCTAATTTTAGTGAAGATAAAGACATCTCTGTCATCATTGTAGGAATAATTTCCTCTGATAACATCGCAGCACTCTTCTTTTTATTCTTAAGTGCATCTTCATCTTGTTTAATCTCGTTTTCCAATCCTTGTAATTTTAAAACTTGATCTGAAAGTTTATTCACATCTTTAGTTTTATCAATGGATTGAGTTTGATCTTTTTCAAACATTTCATTTAATTTATTCATATTTTTTGTCTTTCCTCAAAAGGGCATTGTTTTTCAGCACTTCTGAACATTCCAATTCCACAGGGAAGAGAACTTTCTTTGGGTTTAATATTTTTTCTTTTTCCTTCAAGGCTTATATCACAAACAGGACACACACCTCTTGCTGATAAATTACCTGAAGAACCTGCTACACGATCAACCATTTTCCAAGACTTAGCCCTAATATTTTTAGCCACGAATTTTAAGCCTTCTATAATAGTATGAGGTGCTTCTTTTGATTTTGAAGCTGTAATGATTGCCTGTTTATAACATAAATAGGCTTTAGATTCAGCTTTCATATCTTTAATTTCTTTTTCAAGTTGTTTTACTTTTTCATTCATTTATTTT